TAGTGAAAACTATAATACTTATGCAGAAGATAGAAGTTGCTTATTGATCATGAAGAATGAGTTCTTATTTAAATCCTTATTACTTACAAAAGGTAAAAAGAACTATTCTACTCTTCAATTGGTTCAAGAAGGTAATCTAATTCCAGAAGATAAGCAAATGGATATCAAAGGTATGCCAATGAGTAAGGTTGGTACTCCAGAGTCTACTGCTAGAAGATTGGAACAAATTCTAGAATATGATGTATTAAGAAATTCATTTATCGATCAAATAGACCTTGTTAAGAAGTTTACAGTTTTAGAAAAAGAGATTTATGAATCTCTAAAGAATAAAAGTAAAGACTTCCACAAACCTGCTCGTATTAAGTCTATGAACTTCTATAAAAATCCAATGGCTGTTCAAGGTATCAAAGCTGCTTATGCTTATAATACTATCAAAGATAGATCCGAAGAAGGTATTAATCTAGAAGAACGTAATAGTGTATTGATTATCAAAACTAATCTTACTTCTAAGAATGTAAATGAGATAGCCAAAGATTATCCAGAGCATTGTATGAGAGCTAATGAGTTATTAAAAGATCCTAACTATAAATCTGGTATTACTTCTATAGCAATTCCATCTAATATAGATATCCCAGACTGGATAATTCCATTCATCAACTATACTGATATCATTCAATCCAATCTAAGAAACTTCCCATTAGAAGAGCTTGGTATTAGTAAAATGGATAGTAAGAATATAACTCATACAAATATTCTACAGTTTTAAGAGGTTTATATGCTAACAGGTTTAGAAGCTGAAGTTACTGCAGATATTATAGCTAAGAAAGTTATAAATGCTTATAACTCTAGTATGAAAGAGGAAGTTAAGATAGCTTTAGATGCTGTAAAATGTTTAGTAACAGATAATGAATCAGAGACAGAAGTTATTAATGTGCTTAGAAATAAATATAATATGAGAATGGTATTTAAAAAAGTACATGATAATGCCACAACTCATACATATATTGCACTTGAATATAAAGACATTGCATTTAGATTAGAATAAAGCAGAGAGGATTAATTTCCTCTCTGCAAATTTTTGTATAATTATATACTATAATTATGAAGAGATTGTATCTTCATAAAATTATTTTGTTTAAGGTTTTAATCTTTTTTAGTTTATAGGAGGAATTTAAAATGGAAGCAATCGTAACAAACCAAGAAAGAATTCAAAATTTAATTAATAGCGGCGAAACTCATCGAAACTTTTTCGTTGAAAAGTTAGATGATCAAATTGCCGATATTAAAGAGAAATTAGCTAGTTATCGTCATACTAGAGAAATGGCGATCAAAGCCGATTTAAAAGATGAGAATATTAAAAGAATCATCTTTAGAAGAATCGATAATGGCATTGAAGAATTAGAAGAGCTATTAAAACAAGCAATCGAAATTCGAAATGGTGCTGTTTCAGATTATAACAATTTAATTGCTAAAGCTAACCGCTTGAAACGTGTAGCTGATATTATTAATGGATAAAAGGAGAAACAAAAATGATTTACACACAATTATCTTTCAAAGACATGATTGGCTGGATGGCTCCAGAAAAAGGTTACGTTATTAAAGAATATTCAGCTGAAAATCTGTATCGAATTACTACAAAAGGCGATAATCGTATTATCCCTTCTCAACATTTTACGATGTTTAAAATCAATGATATAGATTCTCCAGAAATGGAAATCTATAGATCTGAAGAAGGTCGCAAAATCTATATTCAATCTTTATTAAATCCATCCAGAACTTATAATAAGAAAATGGGTGCTGTTATGGAATCTCTAAAAGAAAGATTGGGTAAATATGGTAAAGAGTTGATGGAATTTTTAGATTATAAATACAATGATCAAAAAGATCATGTGGAATATAAAAACTTCCATCTTGTAGTTGGTATGGAATTACCATTCTTAACACCAATGCTTTTCATGAACTATGGTCCATCTGATCAAGTATATATTGGCTCTTTATCTGAACCATATGGTTTGCCTTGTAATTTAAGAGATGAGGATGCTGATGATAATGATCATTGGAGCTTCGTAAGAGAAAATCCTACAGAAGAAGAATTTGATGATTGCTACTTCATTAGCTCTCTAAAGGATAAATCTTATGAAGTTGAAAAGATCCATATTATTAGACGTGATAGTATTGAAGATAAAGAAAAATTCTTCAATTTAGTAGAAAATGATCATGTTATTAGAAGCGGTATTAGTAATGAAATCCTAAAAGCATTCGATACACAAACAGATTGCGGTTATGATTTCGTATGGATTACTAAGCTAACTAAACGATATGATTATGATAGAGCTGCTAATGCTTATAAGGAAATAATCGATATTTCGAATGACGAATATTTCGCTAATATCGCTGTAGAGCCTTATGAGGCTATTGCTATTAATGAGATCAATTATGCTACATTTGAAGGTTATCATAAAATGGATATTGATCATTCATTCCTCGCCTCAAAAATGACTATAGCAGCTTTGTCTGATAATATCAGTGAGCAATTCGTTGATATGGTTAGAGAACAAGTAGCTTTGTTCAAGAATGAAGTCAAATACGTCATTGCAAATATTATGCTATCTGGGTATAATTATTATGATAAAGGTTTTATCGTAGATATTCCTGAGTCTGAAATGTTTGATAACATCGAGCTATTTGTTGCTAGAGAAACTGATCATAGATTGACTTCTGATATCAATGGAAAGATTCTAAGACCAAAACCTGAAAAAGATGGCAATAGTCGTCATGTCGTATTATTCAGACCATGTGACAAAGATACCACGGATGATTATTGGGCATCTTATATTCCACTATTTAATATAGATATGGCTGATCGCTTATCTGGATATTCGGCTGATGAGTCTTACAATGCTAGAGTAATTATCGCTATCCAAAAAGGTATTGCTCATATGTTTGCAAGCAGACTCGCTACTATAGGTGGTTATAAAGGAGCTGTAAATTCTAGTGTTACAGAAGCTGTTATGATTAATAACGATAATCTATATCTAAGAGGCAAGGACTTTGCAGTTGATGAATGTATTACTAGATGGCGAGTAATCGATAGAACAAGTGGTCTATATTATGGCCAAATTAAAGCATTAGACCTTGGACCTCAACCAGTAATTCCAAAAACTCCAATCTATGCTATTAAAAATGAATATACTGAAATTAAAGAATAAGTAAGAAAGGTGTTAGTAGTATATGAAAGAATTTATAACAATTAATCTAGGAGGATATCCAGTGCGGATATCCTCTTATGATCGTCTCTTAAAATATGAACAAGGTATAGATGGATATGAACAATTAACAGATCATGCATATAATTCTATGCTTTTTCATAACCTAGGATATGATAAATGCCCTACAGGATTGCAATGGCCTGAATTCAATAAACCTATTGAATGGATAGCTAAAGAATCTACAAACGTGTTAGATATCCCAATGACTAAGCATAAGATGATGTTACTTGGTCCTACAAGTCTATTAGACTTAATGCGTATAGTTTGTATTTGGGGTGCTGGAGAAGTAGAAACTGGTAATCTTTTAGATTACATTCATTCCTTTAAATTGCCGTCTGAAACAGAAGTTAAACTTTTGATTGAAAATGGTTATAAGGTTACTAGAAAGGCAGTAGTTAAAAGAAAACAAGATAGCTGGTTAACTTCTAATATCGAAGTACGTCGTCTATACAATATTAATCCAAATGTAGATGAAGTGTATTTCGAACATTGCTTCCGTAACTATACTAAGTATTTCCGTAAGGCAATTATCTTAGATCCTGTACCATTATTTGTAGCATCTATTATAGATCCTGATTTCTTATTATCTATAATTAGAGAATGTGAAATCCAAGCAAGTATGAAAGTTGCTAATGAGAAATATAATGGCATAACAGCATTGAGAACTGATGCGGAAATGTTTGATGAGTTTGTTAAGATCTTCTCTAACTTTGAAGATGGTATTAATCTCATTTATAGAGAGGAAGGAGCATTTGGATTTACAATAGATCTTAGAGCAGCTTCTGAATTTGTAGCATCTGGTAACGTACAAGCAGCTTACAAATTACATAAAGCGGCTATGGAAGATAAAAACTTCTATAGAATGATTGATGAAGCTGAAGTCATTGCAAATATCAATATCAGTGATGTTGGTGATTATCTAGATAATGTATTAGATGATATGGATAAACAGCACATCTTTAAATATCTAGATAAAAGATCTATGTCTAAGTTCTTAGCAGATGACAAAGATAAGTACGATAAAGTATTACTTCGTATAAAACGAATCATTGCTTGTCTTGAAAATCTAATACCAGATATGCTAGATTCTAAGGATAAACTAATCTTATCTAAACCATTCTATATGGATACTGATAAATTTGGTATTTATAGTAAGGCAACAAATGAAGTTCTTATTGCTACAGAAGATAATAAGATCTATATTCTATCTCCTAAGAATGCTATAGACCTATACAAGAATCTATATAATACGAAAGTATTATTAGATCCTAAGGAGATTCCTCCAGAACAAGCAAAACCAGTTCCTAGAATTGAGTTTATTGGCAAGAAAAATGAGGATGTTCCTCCAGTAGTGTCTGAACCTATTCCTACTCAACAAACATCTTTGGTTAATACAAATTATCAAACTCCTCAGTATGATAATTCTATCAAAGTTGATGAAGATGGGATGATAGGTATCAATATCTCCAATTATGTAGAAGATTAAAAACAAAAAGAAGTCTGACCTCTAAATAATCTAGAGGTCAGGCTCTAACTTTTGATTTATTTATTGAGGAGATATTTTTTATGTTGCCAGCAGAAGAACGTCGTATGAAAGAGGTTGTGCTCTTATATAATAAGATTCAGGATAAGATTATGTTCTTAGGTATGAATGCCATATTAAAAATGAATGTGGTATTATATACTGGCGGATTTATGGATCCTAATAAAGGAAAAAAATATTATTATGGTGAAGTAAAGTATACTGATGATGAAGGGATCAATAGAAAGAAAATTAATAGAACTTTTGATGCATTTCTTACTATTGAAAATATAAAACAAACTGAAGGTGGAAATAAAGAATCAGTTATTATAAGAGGAGCTCAATTAGAGTTAATGAGATTAACACTTCTTCCAAAATTAGAGAAGATGATATTAGAACCAGAAACTATATTTGAATCTAGAAATAATAAGCTATATGTAAAAGAAGCTCCAGCAACAACCATAGAATGTAGCAATAATAAGTTCTTAGTATTTGCACCAGGGATTCATAAATTATATAATGAAGATCTTCAACCTTGTTTAGATATGTATTTAAACAATGAGATGAATATAACCAGTATGAACTTCAATACAGTATTACAGCTTATTAACTTTATTAGAACTTTCTCTATCTATCAATATGCTTGTACTATGGTAAACTTCTTACCAAGACCAGTACCTGGATATAATATGTATGATATGAGTCTTAGCAATGAACAACCATCTTATTTCGATACAAATTCACACAGTAATAAGAGAATGCGATAACCGCATTCTCTTATATTTTTTTTTTGATTATATACTATAATTGTGATCATAAGATTTTAAGTTTAAAGATATAATAGAAAAGATAGAAGGATATAATATTATATGGATCATATTGATATTCTAAGAATGATTGTTGCTGCAATCATTATGAATTTAAATATCCATTCTATTGGATAAAGGTAAATACCTCCATTAGTATATAATCAGTTTGTGTTTACCGATCTCTTCTATATATCTTTATAAATAAGTTCTGTACTTAATAATCTATTATTTTTTTTTAGTTAATAGTAATCATAGCAGGTTGGTTTCTATTAGCAGCAGATACAAATGTGTTATCAAGCATTTCAACTACTTGTTGTCTATCTCTAGCCTTTTCTTCTAAGGAAGATAGTTTTAAGTCTACATTTGCATATACTGTTTCTAGATTATCATACATCTTTAATTGTTCATATAAGAATGTAGCAATATCAGCAGTAGCCAATCTTTCAAATGTTTCCATTTGAGTAGGAGGGATTGTTTTGAGATTATCAGCATGCTTTACAAATAAAAAAATTGGAATTCTTTGGAATTTAGTAATAAATGATGCTGAGATAGCCACATTTAATTTGATTTTATTAGGTGGGATCCATTCTACATAAATACCATTTGAGAAAGCAGATACATGGTCAGCCATTTGGGTAATATCTGCATATGTTCCGAAATCTACAGAACTGGTCATCATATCATATGTATTTACA